TTATCATAATGGTAATACTAATATCTCAATAGCCTCTCAATAGCCTCTCAATAGCCTCTCAATAGCCTCTCAATAGCCTCTCAATAGCCTCTCAATAGCCTCTCAATAGCCTCTCAATAGCCTCTCAATATTTATTATAAAAAATACTTAGATTAACAGAACAGTTAGCAATACACCAAAAAATCTTTATTTTTTCATTTTTCAATTTTTTAGAAAAATCTGGCTTATTTTACTTTTTTTCAATATGTAATATAGATAGCAGAATGAGTGATAAGAGCAAAAGCTCTAGTAGCATAATTATTAAGAAGCCTAATAGACATCCATTTGATACAAATAATGTGTCATTATGGTTAGAGAGAAGCGACCCTTCAATAAGACAAATAGCTTCTGAGTTTATCCTTAAAACCGTTTATATAAATCATAACCAATTTTTGAAAACATACAAGGTAGCAATTAAAGAAATGCTGGAAATATTAAAGACCAACGTATTACAATTCTTTATAAATATAGATGATATCAATAAATCTTCTTATTGGATAATGCAGATTGTTAAGAAATATATAAATAACAAAAAATATACTATTAAGATTATAAATGATGTTAAAAAACTTGACAAATCCTTGCCAGTTATAATAGCTGATGACGCGAGTTATTCGGGGTCGCAAATGGCTAATACAATAGAAGATAACTTTCAAAATACAAGATTTGACATATTTATCTTAATCCCTTTTATGTCAAATACTGCAATTGATATAATTAAAAAGAGCTGTACAGACAATAATAATGAAGGTTCTATTATGTTTCTAGATAGAAGCATTTATCTTATGAAACCAATATATGAATTGATGTCCAAAGAGAAAATTGAAAAGCTCTTCTTATACTATGGAGATAATCCTAAATATATAAGAGAATACCCTCTATACTTTGATCACAAAGTAGCTGATAATTATTCTTCATTCCCGCTAATATATACTTACGGCATAATCCCTAATAATTATAATAAACAATTGATACACGAATGCAAGGCTAAGAGAAAGCCTGTTAAAGATATCTATGACAAGCTGGAAAGAATACCATTGTTGAAGAATTGTACCAAAGATATTCCATATGATATCCATATACCTCCTTGTCCCTTACAGCCTTACAAAGTTAATTTTGCAAAATTATCAAACACGAGTACAAGCTCATCTCCAAAGACCAAGACCAATGCATATACTCGCAGTAAAACAAAATCTGTGTAAAAAAAGAAAAATTGAATGATTTTTATAAATATTTATTATATTTAATAAATAAGAATGAGCAAAGTTTGTAATCCACCAAAAGTCCTAAACCCTCGTACAGGCAAATGCGTAGGTGCCAATTATTTAAAGCAATTAAACAAAAAGCAAGAGTTACTCGCGTTTCCTCTATTGCCAATTCCTCTTCCTTCTCAGCCAGCCAACGAAGATATCCCCTCTGTCCCTCTAGTACCCGAAGTCCCTGCTCCTGTCGCAGTAGTAGTTGCTAATGAAAAGAAACAGAATGCCACAAAAGCCACGAAAGCTAAAGCGCCAGTTGATTATAAGAGGGCTATTATAGATAATCTTAAAATATTGGAGGATTTTGATAAGCTTAATAAGGAACCTTTTAAAGCGAGAGCATATGGCAAAGTTATTGATTCTTTAGAGATATTTGAAGGGCCTATAAATAATATGGATGATATTAAGAATATAAATGGTATTGGTGAGAAAATTAATGCGAAGATTAAAGAGTTGATTGAGACCGGTAAAATGACAGCTGTTGAAAGGGCATTAAATGACCCGCAATTTTCATTACAGAAAAAATTAGGCAAATTGTATGGCGTTGGTCCTGTTAAAATAAATGAGCTTATGAGTAATATAAGTACTTTTGAAGAGCTGTATGAGAGACCTGAATTGCTTAACGAAAAGCAGAAAATTGGCTTAAAATACTACGATGATATGAATATGCGTATTCCTATGAGTGAAGGTAAGAAACATTATAAAATTATAGATACTATATTTAAAAAGGTGTATAAAGATATTGAGTTTGAACTCGTAGGAAGTTATAGAAGGCAAAATAAGGATATGGGAGATATTGATATTCTTATTAAAAACCGCGATGATTTAAATATTAAAAAGTTAGTAAGCGAACTTACAGAGGGAGGTTATATCATAGAGACATTAGCAAGTGGTAAAAGCAAGTTTATGGGATTATGTAAATTATCTCCCGAATTGCCCGCGAGAAGAATAGATATACTGATAGCTGACCCCTCGTATTACTATTTCGCTCTACTGTATTTTACAGGTTCCTATTCATTCAATATATATATGCGAAAAGTAGCTATTGAAAAAGGATGGTCTTTGTCAGAATATGGTATTAAAAATAATGACACTAAGAAGTTTATAGATACTGCCGATATAATTAAATCAGAAGAAGACATCTTCAAATATCTCGCAATCCCGTATGTTCCCCCCAATAAAAGAGATATGGTATAATGTGATAAATATATTACAAGATATCATATGTTAAATTGCCGAGGCGACTGTGGTATGTGTCATATCCTCTGAGCCTTTTGTTATCGCCTAAATCAGGAATATCTTGTAATCCCTGAATATCGCATAAAGGCCCTCGTTTAACATCCAAGGTCTCTATATCATCATTATTGATACACAAATTATAATTATAAACATCTATAATATTTGTTTGTGCTGCTAATAAGTTTTCCTCAGTTATATAAGGGACGAAATTATCTACGGCCATTTCATTAAATATATTTTTTTTCTTCGGCATTTCCATAGAACATTTATCACATCCTTTATCGCATCCCGCGCCTACAGCGCCTCCGGTGCCTTTTCCGACTTCCTTTGAAGAATCCATATTCGGCTTATGAGTATCTTCTTTATGTCCTGGTTCTTTTCTTGCCTTTATAGCAGTCGTAGCAGTCGTAGCAGTCGTAGCCGTCGTAGCAGTCGTAGCAGTCGCGGGTTTTTCTGGTTTGTCATCGTTGATGTCTTGCATATTTTCGCGTTCTCTCTTCATTTTTATTTCATCTGTATAAACCCTGAAATATAGGATTAGGATTGCGATTGTTAATATGAAACCTGTTATGTTATCTAATAACATCAGGATTGCTATGCAGAAAACAGCAATATACAACTGTATTGTAGGGTCTTTAAATAATTTTTTAAAAGGTATTTCAACAATAATGATAATTGCAAACAATATAATGAATGCTAATAATCTAAATGTGTTGATATACATTTATTGTTATATTCCTATTATAATTCATATAAAAAAATGATATATATTATTATATGTATTATAATAATGTTATCAACTAATGGATATAGTATATCAAAAGCATCTTTGAAACCCGAAGAAATTGAAAAAATTAAAAAGGAGCTGACGATGAAGCCAAAAGTTAATTTTGATATGGGGAATAACAAAGATGCTGAAGAAGTTGTTTTTGAATTGTATAGAGAAACCGATAAGCGAATCTATATTCCGAGATATTACGGCTTAGTTAATTATGGTGTTCCAAAAGTACTAAAATTGCCTTCTTCCGGAGCCGGCGCAGATATATCTGTAGGGTTTGTGGGGAAATTGAGAGAAGCACAGATGGAGCCTGTTAATAATTTTTTAGAAGCCGCGAGAAATCCTCGCAAAATGGGTGGTATTATTTCAGTCCCTTGTGGTTTTGGCAAGACAATTATGAGTTTATATATCGCCTGTGCTTTGAAGAAAAAAACGATGTTTATTAGCCACAAGGATTTCTTGAATCAGCAATTTATTGAGACAGTCAAAGAGTTCGCTCCGGCAGCATCCATAGGAATCATTAAGCAGAATAAGGTAGATGTTGAAAATAAGGATTTTATTATAGCATCTCTGCAATCTCTCGCTATGAGAGATTATGATAGCAAGATATTTGAGGATATCGGATTTGTAATCATAGACGAAGTGCATCATACGGGTGCTCAGGTATTTTGTAGGGCATTCAAGAAACTCAATACTCCTATTATCCTCGGATTATCTGCTACGCTAAATCGCAAGGATGGAATGCGCAAAGTATTTGAATATTATATTGGCGGCTCTGTGTATTCTGTTAAAAACAAGGAATATACTGATGTCATCGTCAATATCCACAAATACTATGTTCCCGATATAGAATATTCGGCTATCAAGAAAATGTGGAATGGTAAGGAGAATATCGCAGCGATGATTAACAATATATGCTCTTATAAACCGCGAACCGAATATATTATCGCGATTTTAATAGAAATCCTTAAAAATGAACCTGATAGAAGGGTGCTTATATTGAGCGAAAGAAGGAATCAATTGAAATCAATTGAAGATTACATAGTAGAGAAAAATATAGCTAATAAGGACTACGGATATTATGTCGGCGGAATGAAACAAGAGCAGCTAAATGTATCTTCGGGGAAACAAATTATTTTGGCAACTTTTCAATTAGCTTCTGAGGGCTTCAACGTACCCACGCTGAATACTGTAATATTCGCATCGCCTATTTCAGATATCCAACAATCCATTGGGCGTATTTTGAGAGAGCGCCCTGAAGACAGAAAATATACCCCACTATGTATTGATATTTCAGACGAGTTCTCGGTATTCCATAGAAAAACAGGAGCCCGCTTGAGATTCTACAATAACAATAAATACAAAATATCCTATTATCAAGATAACGAAAAAATAGAAATAGATAATGGCGATGCTTGCGAAGCTGGCGAAGCTGGCGAAGCTGGCGAAGCTGGTAATGCAGGCGACGAAGGATATGACAGGACTGGCGGGGCTGATAAGACTGCGAGGACTAAAGGTGCTAAGAAGCCGATGTTTATTAACGATGATGACGACGAATGACAAATAATGACGAATATGATTAAAAATATTAATGTAATATAGTAATAAAGTAATAATATATTATGGAAGAAGAAGACAATTCTATGGAAGCTATACTTTGGGTATTTCTGATTGCTATATTAATAATGTCTATTGCCTATTATATCAATTATTTTATGTATGAAAAACAATTTATTTTAATACCGAATAAAAATGGCGAACAAGATGCTGGGCAACATACGCAATCAACGTATCAACCAGGATATCCTAGCATAACTAATAATATAAATAATACTCTTGAAAGCAAAAGAAATAATCCGCCGCCTCCAAAGCTTGTCAATTTATATAATGAGGATTTTAAGAAAATGACTAATAAAAATGATATAGATTATGTTAATAAAAACAACATATTACTATACAACGATAATGACAAGGGCAAATTGATGAATGAGAATGATAATTTTGAAGTAGAAATAATCAGGCCTTTCATAAAAAATAATACTTTTGATAGCAATTTGGAGAAAGTATATGTAGATGATATTGCGGATAATAATGACCCTAACAATAATTATAATGAAATATATGATTACAGCGTGAAACTTCAAAAAACCGACTTGCCTATTGCTAATGTTCCCGCCTGCTTCTTGAAAGACAATAAATCCCTTAAACTCTCCGAAAATTAACGATATCAATGATTGGATGACCGACCGAAAGAATATAAAGAAATGGCGCGATATATATAATATATATTGTTGATATTGCTAATGATGTTTAGATATACCTTGTCGCTCTTAACAGTTTCTATCGCATTTACTAATTTTCTTCCAGCTATTGC